GCCGACAGCTACCAAGCCAACGTCGAAGTCTACGGCATGTTTCCGTCCGAAGGCGATGATCAGTTCATTGCGTCCAATCTGGTCGATGACGCCATGCGCCGGCCGCGCTACAAGGACGAGAGCGCGCCGATCAGCATCGGCGTCGATCCGGCGCGGTTCGGCAGCGACGCGACCGTCATCGCCGTGCGGCAGGGCCGCGACATCATCGCGCTCAAGCGCCACCGCGGTGCCGACACGATGGAAGTGGTCGGCTACGTGATTGAGGCCATTGAGGAGTACAAGCCAGCGCTGGTCTGCATCGACGAGGGCGGGCTGGGGGCAGGCGTCGTGGACCGGCTCAAGGAGCAGCGGTACAAGATCAGAGGCGTCAACTTCGGCAACAAGGCGCAGAAGCAGATCATGTACGGCAACAAGCGCGCCGAGATGTGGGGTGCCATGCGCGACTGGCTGAAAGAGGCCAGCGTGCCAGAGGATCGCTTCCTGAAGACCGACCTGATTGGCCCGCGAATTAAGCCCGACAGCAAAGGTACGATCTTCCTCGAAAGCAAGAAAGACATGAAGGCGCGCGGATTGGCCTCTCCGGACGCCGCGGACGCGATTGCGCTGACATTTGCCTTCCCGGTAGCCTCCAGAGAGATGCGCGGCGACCGCGTTGACAGAAGCCCTCGACGTGGGTATTCTGGGGCTGGGATTTCTACATCTTGGATGGGCAGCTAAACTGCATGGCCGACAAGCGCAAATCAGTGTCATTGGCCGTTGGACGGGGCGAAAAGCTGCCGGTGTCCAAAGGCGCTGGGCTGACCGCCAAGGGCCGGGCTAAGTATAACGCCGCCACAGGCAGCAAACTGAAGCCGCCGGCGCCCAACCCCAAGACCAAGGCCGATGAAGGCCGCAAGAAGTCGTTTTGCGCCCGAATGGGCGCGGTTGCAGCCAAGGCCAAGGACGGCGAACGCGCCCGGGCCAGCCTCAAGCGGTGGAAATGCTCATGAAAACAGGACTATACGCTGCAATTCACGCCAAACGCGAACGCATCAAGGCCGGATCAGGCGAAAAAATGCGCAAACCGGGCGCCAAAGGCGCTCCGACCGCCAAAGCGTTCCGTGAGAGCGCCAAAACCGCCAAGAAAGGCAAGTAAATGGCTAAGTATCCCGTCCGCATTACCTTTTCCGACGGCCCCAAGGCTGCCAAGCCCAAGCCGATGGCCAAGCCGGCGCAGAACCGCGCTGCACCGCCGATTACGCAGGCCCGACTCGACAGCCACGCTCGCCGGCAGGCTGAAGAGGCCCGCAGCGAGGCCATGCTGATGCGGCGCAAGCCGGCCAAGGACACCATTAGCGTCGTCACGCGGATGCGTGAGACGCCGGCCAAGAAGAAGTAACATGCCGCTGGTCAAATCGGCCGGGAAAACGGCGTTCCGGCAGAACATCAAGGCCGAGATCAAGGCTGGAAAGCCGCAAAAGCAGGCGGTTGCCATCGCGTATGCGGTAAAGCGTGACGCTGCCAAGAAGGGCAAAAAGAAGTAATATGGCCGACCCCACAGGCATCCAGAAGGCCGGACAAGTGGCCAACGTCGGCTCTAACCCGGCCAAGTCGTCGAGTGACGACGATAAGATGGCGACCATGCGCAGCCGCCTCCAGATGGCGATGGCGGCCTACGCGGACAGCCGCGAGGACGAGTTGGACGACCTGCGGTTTATGGCAGGCTCGCCCGACAACCAGTGGCAGTGGCCCGCCGACGTGCTCCAGACCCGCGGGGCCGTGCAGGGCCAGACGATTAACGCGCGCCCGTGCCTCACGATCAACAAGCTGCCGCAGCACGTCCGCATGGTGACGAACGAGCAGCGCCAGAACCGTCCCTCGGGCAAGGTCATCCCGGCCGACGACAACGCTGACGTGCAGGTCGCTGAGATTTTCAACGGCATCGTGCGGCACATCGAGTACATGTCGGACGCCGACGTGGCCTACGACACGGCCTGCGACAATCAGGTCACCTACGGCGAAGGCTACATCCGCCTGTTGACCGAATACTGCAACGACGAGACGTTCGATCAGGACATCAAGATCGGCCGCGTGCGCAACGCCTTTAGCGTCTACATGGACCCCACGATCCAAGACCCGTGCGGCGCGGACGCCAAGTGGTGCTTCATCACTGAGGACATCCTCAAGACCGAATACGAAGAGATGTTCCCGGATGCCACGCCGATCAGCACGCTGATGGCGCAGGGCGTCGGTAACGAGAGCATGGCGCAGTGGCTGGTGGAAGATACCATCCGCATCGCGGAGTACTTCTACTACCAGACCGAACGCGCCACGCTTCACCTCTACCCGAACAACCAAACGGCGTTCCGCGGCACGCCGCAGGACAAGATGCTGTCTGGCATGTTCGGCAAGCCGATCCGCAGCCGTGAGGTGGACCGCAAGAAGGTCATGTGGATGAAGACCAACGGGTTCGACATTCTCGAAGAGCGAGAGTGGCCCGGCAAGTGGATACCCGTCGTTCGCGTCATCGGAAACGAGTGGGAAGTAGAAGGCCGTTTGTACATTTCTGGCCTCGTGCGCAACGCCAAGGACGCGCAGCGCATGTACAACTATTGGACCAGCCAAGAGGCAGAAATGCTCGCGCTGGCGCCCAAGGCACCCTTCATTGGCTATGGCGGCCAGTTCGAAGGCTATGAGACGCAGTGGAAGACCGCCAATACGACCAACTGGCCGTATCTGGAGGTCAATCCCGACGTGACGGATGGCGCGGGTAACGTCCTCCCTCTCCCGCAACGCGCGCCGCCGCCGTTGCCCCAGACTGGCCTGATCCAAGCCAAAATGGGGGCTGCTGAAGACATTAAGGGCACCACCGGCCAGTATGACGCGTCGCTGGGCATTGGCGGCAACGAGCGGTCCGCCAAGGCCATCGTAGCCCGCGAGAAGCAGGGCGACACCGGCACCTATCACTACGTGGACAATCTGGCCCGCGCGATCCGCCACCTAACCCGTCAGATCGTGGACATCATCCCGAAGATTTACGACACCCAGCGCATCGCCCGCATTATCGGGGTCGATGGCGAAGTCGATATGGTCAAGTTTAACCCGATGCAGCCGGAACCCGTCAAGGAAGTCCGGGACATGCAAACGGGCGCGCTGATCGAGAAAATCTACAACCCCGGCGTCGGCACCTACGACGTGATGGTCACGACTGGCCCCGGCTACATGACGAAGCGTCAGGAAGCCCTTGAAGCCATGAGCCAGATTTTGCAGGCCAACCCTGCGCTCTGGACCGTGGCGGGCGATCTGTTCATCAAAAACATGGACTGGCCCGGCGCGCAAGAAATGGCCGCGCGGTTCAAGAAAATTTTGGACCCCAAGGTGCTGTCGGAAGGCGACCAGTCGCCTGAAATGATGGCCGCCCAGCAGCAGATTGAAGCGATGACGCAGGAACTCAGCCGCGTCACCGACATCATGCAGAACATTCAGGACAGCGCCGAGCAGCAGAAGGTCGAGATAGACCGCTACAAGGCCGATATCGACGCGTACAACGCCGAAACCAAGCGCATCGCCGCGGTGCAGAACAGCATGACGCCAGAGCAAATTCAGGACATCGTCATGGGGACCATCGCGGCGGCACTAGACACAGGCGATCTGATCGGCGAAGCGCCTGAAATGCGCGAGATGCCCGAAATGGAACCAGAAATGGCCGAAATGCCTGAAATGCCCGAAGGAATGGCCGAAAATGAGCAAATGTAACGACTTTGTTGGAATGCTGTTTTTGGCGCGCGATGTAACGCATTCGGCGCACCTGAACACGCGCAGCTACGCCAAGCATGTGGCGCTGAATGAGTTCTACGACGGGATCATTGATCTTGCAGACAAGTTTGCCGAAGCCTATCAGGGCAAATACGGCCTGATTGGGCCTATCTCGCTGATGTCGGCCAAAAAGACCAGCAACGTGCTAGAGTTCCTTGAGGGCCAAGTGGACGACCTCATGGAAATGCGGTATAAGGTCGTCGATAAGGAGTGCACTCCGCTCCAGAACATCATCGACGAGATTTTTGGGTTGTATTACACCACGATCTACAAACTCAAGTTTTTGGCATGAGGCTGACCTATGGAACTGCTTAATCCCTGCGATCAAATCGCCTACCCGTCCTATAGCGTCGCCTTCACCGGCACCGCCGGCAATACGACTGCATGGCTGCCCGGCCCGCAGGGCGTGCTGGTCTGGTCGGATCAGGCCTGCTACGTCGAAGTCGGCGTGGGCGCTGTGGCGACCACCGCCAGCACCCCGATCCCGGCCTTCACGCCGATCCCGTTCGTGCTGGACGTGAGTTCGTCGGGCGCCCCGTGGCGCGTGAGCGCGATCCGCGTCTCGAACGACGGCACCATCTACTGCAAGCCGATCAACCGGAACTGATCTGTGAGTTTCGGCGTCGCCCTGCGGAACAGCGTTGCCCTCGGCCTCGGGGGCATTGTCGCGTTGTTCTCGGGCTATGGGCCGGATCAGGCGCAGGGCAACCTAGAAACTGAAAACGGTGACAACCTCGTCCAAGAAGACGGCGGTCTTTTGCTTTTGGAGTAGAATAATGGCTGACAAGAAAATTTCCGCGCTGACTGCCGCGACCACTCCTCTGGCGGGCACCGAAGTTTTGCCCATCGTTCAGAGTAGCACTACGGTTAAAGTAGCCGTTAGTGATTTAACGGCCGGCCGTGCAGTTTCTGCCACGAGCTATAACGTTAGCGGAGGGACCGCCCCTGCTAACGGGATATACTTGTTTGGTGCCAACACGCTGGGTTTTTCCACTAATTCCTCTGTTCGCGGCGTCGTCGATAGCAGCGGCAATTTTGCCATTGGTGCTACAAGTTCAGCCGCCGCACGTTTGAACGTGTCTTCCTCTACGACGCAAGACGTTGTGTATGTCGCGGCTAACAGTGCCGGCGTAGCGGCCGACCCTGTATATGTGATGCCTATCCGCACCGCCGGCTCTTTTCGCGGCGGCATCCGTTGGAACGGTTCTAGCATAGACTACAACACCACTTCTGATGCTCGGCTGAAGGAAAATATCGCTGACGCTGACGATACCGCGAGCCTGATTGATGCAATTCAAGTTCGCAAATTCGACTGGAAAGAAAGCGGTATTCACCAGCGCTATGGCTTTATCGCCCAAGAGTTAGCCGAGGTGGCGCCTGAAGCGGTAAGCGGCGATCCTCAAGACACCGACATGACTATGGCGGTCGATTATTCCAAGCTAGTGCCGATGCTAGTCAAGGAAATTCAGATGCTTCGCTCTCGCGTAAGCGTTTTAGAGGCAAAACAGTAAAGGCGTTCAATGTCTGTAAATCTTTCCCCGCTAGGCGGCGCGGCTGCGCAGTTTTTTGATAACAACGGGCAGATATTGTCCGGGGGAAAACTTTATAGTTATTCCGCCGGCACAACGATCCCTTTGGCGTGCTACACGAGCAACTTGGGGCTAACGGCGCACACCAACCCAATTATTTTGGACAGTGCCGGGCGCATCCCCGGCGGCGAAATTTGGCTTTCTGCGTCCACGGCGTACAAGTTTGTTTTGGAGACCTCGACCGGCATTCTTATCGGCACTTACGACAATGTCCAAGGCATAGACACAGACACGACGCTTCGCAGCGATCTTGCGTCTAACCTAGGGGCGTCCCTTATTGGAACTGCCGATGGTTTGACCGTCCAAGACAGCATTTTGGACCAAGGAAACCAGTCTTCTGTTGGCCCGCTCATGAAGGTGGATTGGCAAAAACAGGGCGTTACTAACTACCCTATTGAGAATGAAGGCGGCATTTGGACAGCCGACACCTACGCTTTTTTTGGTGTCTCCGCTGAAATGACCGCGTCTACAGTCCCGGCCCCCGGCGATGGCACTCTTACAGGCGGCCCTCTGGCGGCCCATTTTGTGTTCGCCAATAACAACGCTTCAGGCGGCGATGTTGTCGGCTATTTAGCTTCATCAGTAGCGCGCACGTCTGACCAAACTGTGTTCGGTGCAAACTTTATCGCGCGTAACGAGGCTGGAACGACGAACACAAAGCTCGTTGGCTTAGAAGTGGACGTACAGCCGTCGATTGGGACTACGGTCGGCCCCGGAACCGCAGGTATTCTCGCTAACGTTTTTTCTATCACCACGACAGCGCCGGTGTTTCAGGCGGGCGGCGTCGGCGGCGGCGTATGGGGGAATGGCTTTCTCACGTCTCAGGTTGCAGGTACGCATTACGGCATAGAAAGTGCGAACACTGTCACATCAGTCAGCTTTATAGACACGACCAACGGCAGTTTTTCAGAGTCTGCGATAAAACTCGGAAAAGGTGCAAGCCAAGGCATAGATTTTGGGTCCGCCACGTTCGGCGTGACGCCTTTCATATATTCGGGTGCGGTGGCGAACGATCTCATAATCACACTTGGGTCTACAAATTTTCTGAACATAGAAAATTCAAGCGGAACAATTGCGTTTCAGTTTGACGCCGCGGATAAAACCTTCCGCACGATCCCGGCTACCGTAGCCACCCTTCCGCCTGCCGGCGACGCTGGGCGGCGGGCGTTTGTTTCAGATGCTACAGCCACTACTTTTGCCAGCATTGTGGCTGGCGGCGGCGCGAACCCAGTCCCCGTATACGACGACGGCGCAAACTGGCGGATTGGGTGACGCAGACGCGCTATTTTATGGCAGGCGTTTTCCGCGTCCGCGCCGTAAAAAATACCGGAATTGCCAGCCTGCAACAAATGTTGTAGTCTGGCCGATAACCGTACTGATGCGGATCATCAGGTGACTGGAAAGGTCAAAACCAAATGAGCGATGATGCTCCTAAACTAGCGGATGTGCCCGCGCCGGAACTGGAAACCACGGCGGCTCCAGAACCCGTAGAAATCGAAACGCCGGAAGAGCAGCCTGTCGAACAGGAAGCGTCCAAGACCTTCACTCAGGAAGAACTTGACGCGATTGTCGGCAAGCGTCTTGCAAGAGAGCAACGCAAGTGGGAACGCGAACAGGCTCAACGTATTGCGGAGCAGCAGGCCCGGCAACAGCCGACCGACATCGCCCCGGAGCATTTTGAGACCTATGAGGATTACGCAGAGGCTCTGGCCGAACGTAAGGCTCAGGAATTGCTGGCTCGCCGCGAAGCGGAACAGCAGCAGCGCGCGTATCTCGAAGCCTATCACGACCGTGAAGAGGTGGCGCGGGACAGGTACGACGACTTCGAGCAAGTCGCCTACAACCCGAACCTCCCCGTGACGGAAGCGATGGCTCGGGCAATCCAAGCGTCTGAGATCGGCCCCGACGTGTTGTATCACCTAGGGAGCACTCCGAGCGAAGCCGCACGCATTTCGCGTCTTGACCCTATCTTGCAGGCTCGGGAAATTGGAAAGATCGAAGCGAGGCTCTCTGCCGAACCTTTGGTCAAGAAAACGTCCAACGCCCCGGCACCGATTGCTCCTGTCACGGCTCGCTCCAATGGGGCGCCGCGGTATGACACCACCGACCCTCGCTCGACCAAGTCGATGAGCACGTCGGAATGGATCGAAGCGGAACGGCTGCGGCAGATCAAGAAGTACGAGGCACAACGCAACCGCTAATTTGGGAATACCACCATGTCCAACAGCATTCTTACTATCGACATGATCACGCGGAAGGCTCTCGAAATCCTCGAGAACAACCTCGTGCTCACCCGCAACGTCAACCGTCAGTACGACGACAGCTTTGCAGTGGAAGGCGCCAAGATCGGCTCTACCCTGCGCATCCGTCTGCCTGACCGCGCTCTCGTTACCGACGGTGCGGCCCTTCAGGTGCAGGACGACAACGAGCAGTTCACCACCCTGACCGTTGCTTCGCAGAAGCACATTGGCGTGAACTTCACCACCGCCGAACTGACGATGCAGCTTGACGACTTCGCCGAGCGCGTTCTCAAGCCGCGTATCTCGCAGCTTGCGTCCAGCATCGACGCAGACGTTGCCAACGCGTTCCAGACGATTGGCAACTCGGTCGGCACCCCGGGCGTCACCCCGGCGACCTCGGCCGTTCTGCTGGCTGCCCAGCAGAAGCTGAACGAGAACGCTGCCGTGATGTCGCCGCGCTACGCGACCGTCAACCCGGCTGCCAACGCTGGTCTGGTCGAGGGCATGAAGGGCCTCTTCAACCCGACCGACACCATCAGCAAGCAGTTCAAGAACGGCCTCATGGGCACCGGCGTGCTCGGCTTCGACGAAATCAACATGTCGCAGTCGGTCAAGCAGTTCACCACGGGCACCCGCAACGCAGCTACCGGTTCGACCTCGGCTGCGGTCACTGCTGAAGGCGCGACCACGATTGCCATCACCGGCGCGGGTAACAACCTGACCGTCAAGGCTGGCGACGTGTTCACCGTGAACGGCTGTTTTGCCGTGAACCCGCAGACCCGCGAAAGCACCGGTTCGCTGTTCCAGTTCGTCGCTCTGTCGAACGTCACGCTGGGTGGTTCGGGCGAAGGCAACATCACCGTGGCCCCGATTTACTCGGCCAACCACGCGCTTGCCACCGTCTCGTCGCTGCCGGGCAACGGTCAGGCCGTCGTGTTCGTCGGCGCTGGCGGCACTCAGTACGCGCAGAACCTCGTGTATCACAAGGACGCGATCACCTTCGCCACCGCTGACCTCCTGCTGCCGCAGGGCGTCGATATGGCGTCGCGTCAGGTGCACAACGGCATCTCGCTCCGCGTTGTTCGTCAGTACGACATCAACAACGACCGTATGCCCTGCCGTATCGACGTTCTGTACGGCTACAGCACCATCCGTCCGCAGATGGCCTGCCGCCTCTGGGGCTAACCTGAAACCGCTTCCGGCTTCGGCCGGAAGCAACACCTTTTGAAAGGATATTATTATGAGTCTTCCTAACGGTGCCGGCGGTTATCAGGTCGGCGATGGCAACATCAATCAGGCCCTTCTCGGTGTGCAGGCTATTCCGACTGCTTACACCGGCGCGGCCACTCTTACGGTGCTCGATCTTGAGCAGGGGTTGATCGTCTACACTTCGGGTAGCGGTAACAACCTTGCTCTTCCGGCTGTCACCGGCGTCGGCGGCGTCGATGACCGTGTTGATAGCGCACGCGTCAACTCGTGCTTCGACTTTGCGGTCCTGAGCACCGGCGCGGGCGCTGCCACCCTGACGGCCGGCACTGGCTGGACGCTGGTTGGCTCGGGTGTGTGCGAAGCTGCCAAGGCTGTTGGGTTCCGCGCCGTCAAGACCGGCGTCGGCACCTACACCCTGTACCGCATCGCCAACTAATCGGTTCGCCCCGGCTTCGGCCGGGGCGACCTTTTAAGGAGAAAGACAATGGCAAACACCCAAGCAATTGGCGTTGCCTACCTCGACCAGAACATCAGCGGCGCCGACTTTGTCTACGTGGATGACGAACTGGGCTACACCGCCAACGCTCGCGGGGCGGTGACGCAGGCGACGGACAAATCCACCGCCGTCACACTCAACAAGTCGGCCGGCACCGTCACCATGAACGCGGCGCAGCTTAACGCCACCACTTCGGTGACGTTTACGCTGAACAACAGCAAGATTTCGGCCGGCGACGCCGTGATCTTGTCGATTGTCAGCGGCACGGCCACGCCCGGCTCCTACACGCTGTGGGTTACGGGCCTGACCGCAGGCGCCGCAACGATCACGCTGCGCAACATCACCGGCGGCAACTTGAGTGAAGCCGTCGTGTTTAACTTCGTGATTTTGCACGCGCTGTAATTGATTTGGGCGGCCTTCGGGCCGTCCATTTTATGAGGTCTTTATGTCAGTCATCTACATGATCCACCCCGTGCACGGCGCTAAGGTCGCTATTAGCGAACACGAAGCGAATTATGATGAAATGCACGGCTGGGAACGCTATGATCCCACCACGCCTGCGCAAGCGGCGGACGTTGACGAGGACGACGAAGACGAAGAGTCGGTCAACGAAATGGCGGCCCCCAAGCGCCGCGGACGCCCGCGCGCCAAGCAGGAAGACTAAGCTATGACTTCGGCCGGCGACATCATCAATGGTTCGCTCAGGCTTCTTGGCGTTCTAGCCGAAGGTGAAGTGCCTTCGGCTGAAACGTCTCAGGACGCGCTGAACGCCATGAACCAGATGATCGACAGTTGGAACACGGAACGTCTGTCGGTGTTCGCAACGCAGGACCAAGTCTTTCTTTGGCCGGCGGGTCAGCTTCGCCGCACGCTTGGGCCTTCCGGCAATTTTGTCGGAAATCGCCCGGTGCTGCTCGATGACAGTACATATTTCCGCGATCCGGGCACCGGCGTCAGCTACGGCATAAAATTCATTAACCAGCAGCAGTACAACGGTATTGCGGTTAAGACCGTGACCTCGACATACCCGCAGGTTATCTTCGTCAACGAAACTTTCCCCGACATAGAAATGTTCATTTATCCGCGCCCGACGCGGGAGTTGGAATGGCATTTTGTTTCGATCGAAGAACTGACCCGGCCGGCGACGTTGGCCACCCAGCTTCATTTCCCGCCGGGCTATCTGCGGGCGTTCCGTTACAATCTGGCCTGCGAAATGGCTCCGGAGTTCGGCACGGAGCCGTCATCTCAAGTGCGCCGCATTGCGATGGCCAGC